GACCGAGGGGAAAACAATGATTTCACTCATATATCCCTGCCATTGCTCTGCTGTTGTGCTGGCGGGAACCCCCACGGACGTGCCGCTGACAACGGATGAGGACGTGTTGATCGTCGCAGATCCCCCTGAGCTGTTGTTTACGTATCCCGTGGCCGTAAGGGTGTTTGTCACAGCGCCGGCGGAAGAGGTCACAGCCAGGACTTGAGACGCCAACGCGGTCACTGGCGTTGTAAAATTTGAAGTTGCAACCCCATCATTGAACAGGGAGAAATAGTGGTTTCCCGATGCGCTCTCGACCCCGAAGGAGACGCTGTCGCCATAACTTGGATTGGGCGTGCCCATGAAGCTCGGATAGGAAGTGACCTCATTCGGCTGAACTGCGGCGGAAACAGTAAAGGCTCCGGATTGCAAAAGACTTGCGCTCGAAGTCAAGCCGGTTGCATAACCGTTTCTAAAGAAGATGGCGGTTTTTCCATTTGCATTTGTCTGAAGAGTTCCGCTAATGACGATTTGCGGCTGAGAATTGGTATTAGTTTGCGCCAGGTCATTTCCGTTTCCGGACTGGTCGTACCATTTAGTCACCCATCCGCCATTGGAGCCGACGAATGAAAGCAAGGTGGCAGTGTCGAGAGCCCCCGAGACGAAGCCGATGTCCATGGTGGTGTTGTCGCTGTCGCGCCGCACGTTCATGGACCTGGTGGCGGACGCTTTGAGCTGGCGCACCGAATAGGCCCCGCTGGCCGCCACACCCAGGCTGTCGAGGAGGTAGGTTACGGACGGGGCCGTCCCGGCGTTGAAGACAAGAACCGAAAGCTCGGCGAGATCGGCAATAACCCCGGCCGCCGTCTCAACCCCGACATCGACATAGGTGGTGGTCTGCCCGTAGCCCGCCGTCGAATCGACATTGATGATGGGCATGACCGGACCCGTCTCGTCCGGAAACCGGCCCGCGAAGGCCAAGCCGTAATAGGCGTTGCTCAAGGGGGTGGTGAAAGTCACCCGGTAGCGGCCGACGCCCGTATAGGTGATTGAGGCGACGTTGGTCTGGTACTGGATGGTGACCGCGCCGCCCGAAATGGTCGCGGTGCAGGAGGCCGCCGCGAAGCTCCCTCCGGAAAGGTTCAGGGTCGCCGTTTCCCCGACGACGCTGACCGATCCCCCCGAGCCGGTGACGTTGAGGCGGCGCACCTGCCCAATGGGCGCGCCTGCGGACTGGATCCCAAGCGTCGCCCTGGCTGTGATGCCCAGAACCGTGAGATCGATCAGGCCCGGCGCCGACCTCGTGGGCGGAAGGGCGGGCGAAAGAGCCTGAAGGCCGAACTGCGCCCCGAGCGCCGCCCCATCGGCCGCCGTTTGCGCCGCCTCTGCGTCCGCGAGGGCCGCCGAGGCGTTGGCCTCCGCTGTGGCGACGTCAGCCTGAAGGGCGGCGATCTCGGCGGGGATGTTCGAGGACGAGCCTCCGCCAGCCGTGAAAATCTGCTGAAAAAAGCGGTACCAGGGAAGGGAGACTGTGACCCCGTCCGGACCCGCGATGGGGACTTTCTGGTTAGGAAGAGAGACGAGGGTCGGCGAGGTATCGCTCACACGCGCGCCTCATTGTAGGTCGCCCCCTCCACCGTGAAGTTCACGGCGTCATCGACCCGCCACTCGAACAGGCGCCCGGGCTGATAGATCGAGCCGAGGTTTCGCCAAGTGGCTTTGTAGCGATAATTTCCGACCGCTCCGAGGCCCGATTGCGCCCAAGAGGTCCAGGTTCTCCCCCCGTCGTCGGAATAGCGCATGGAGACGATGGGGTTCGGAACGGCGGCCGAGCCCTCGCCCCGGACGCAGGCGAGGCTCACATTGTTGCACCGCCTGACGCCGCCCGGAAGCCAGAGGGCGCCCGAGACGATCACGCTCAGCGCCGTGCCGTTGTCGGTGTTGGCCTTGGGATCGAGGGTGTAGACGTTCCCCGAGGTCGCGTCGCCAAGGTATATCTGGTCCCCTTGGCCGCCCGAGGTCGCAACCGTGAAGACGCCCGGATCACCGAGGTTCGAGGCGTTCGTGCCCCACCGCGACCATTGTTTGGTCTGGCAGTCGTAGGCATAGCTCTCCCCGGTCAAAGGGAGGTTGAAACCGTAGAACTCATGCCCCTCGAGCCCCAGATCCCAGGCGGTGAGTTGCGAAATGCCCTGCGCCCCCGCATTCTTCAGCCGGTCGTCGATCCAGGGCGTCGAGACCTTCCGCGGAACGACGTCGGTCCGATAGACTGAATAGTCGTCACCTACCCAGAAGAGGGCGTTGTCGAGCTGGCGCACGCTGTTCTGGGAGGCGCAGCCCCGGGCGTAGGTCCGGCCCTGGCTCTCGGCGAAGGGGGCTGTCAATGCGCCGGTGTAGTCCCAGATCTCCACCGAGCGGGTTTTGAAAATGTAGAGCTCCTCGCCGAGAATGGCCATTTCGACGATGGTGTCGGGGCCCACCTGGGCCGAGGAGAAGTTGGCCGCGTTGATGGTGGCGGGCTGGCCCACGGCCGAAAAGAAGAATTCCTGCGAATTCTGAACCGCATAGAGGAAGATGTTGTAGAGCACCGTGACGGTGGAGAAGGGTGGAAGCCGCGAGACCCCGTCATCGAAAAAGGGCTGCTGCGCCAGGGTCGTGCCGTTGTAGGTCCAGAGCCCCCCGCCGGCCGTGATCGCCAGCTGGGATTGAGCCGCCACCATGCGCGGAGACTGGCCATAGGCGACCGGCCCGATCAGGGTCGATCCCTGGTAGAGCTTATTGCCCGAGATCACAAACGGAAGCGAATTGTTGAACAGCCCCGTAATCTGATAGATCCGGAAGATCGGCCCGGCGCCGTTGACATAGGCGAGATCCAGTCCCGGACGGGATGTCCTGATCGCCGACCGGGGTCCGCCCTGGCTCTCCTCGGCATAGGCGTTGATCAGCCTGAGGCCCGGCGTATTGACCCGTGGGCGTCCCTGGAGGCCCGTGGTGAGCGGAATCTCAGGCATGAGGCCCCCTTGTGAGAGCCCCTTAGCTGTAGGTCCCGGTCCCGACGCTGTAGAGCGTCGCCGTCGTCGCGGAGTTGAAGGTGACGACGAAGTCGCGCCAGGTGTTCTGCGCGATCGTCATGGTCCCCGTCAGCGTCCAGCCCGTGTTCGTGACGACGGTCCAGGAAAATGCGCCGCCGGAGGCGTTGATGACCCGGAATTTGAACGACGCATTCGTGGCGGGGACCACGCCCAGCTGCTGCATCTGCGCCGCGAGCGTCGCGACCGTGGGCAGGGTGAGGTTCGCCCCGGCCGTTAGCGTGCCGGTCAGGAGGAGATAGGTCTCCACCTGCGCCCCGAAGAGGTTCGGTCCGGTCATGGTGAAGCCGGCGGTTGCGGCCGACGTCTGGACGTTGAAGTCCGCCTGAGCGGAGCCGCTGATCTGGGCCGACCAATTGTTATTGCCCGAGGCGAACAGCTCGATCGCTCCGCCGGCGGGGATGTAGGCCGGAACATTGGCCGCCTGGCCGTTGATCGTCCCGCCCGTCGCCGGATAGACGGCGACGGCGACGGCGGTGGGATTGAGGATGATCGTATCCGACCCCGCCGAATTCGAGGGCAAAATCACGCCGAACTGCGTGCCGGCCGTGGCGGAGGCGATGCTGGTCACGGCCCCCGCCGTCAGCGTCGCCGCGGTCGCTTGCGTCGAGCCCGTCGCTGCCACGGAGGCCGAGGCGTAGGCGGTCCCCGCCGGCATATAGACCGGCTGAAACGACGGATTGTTCGGGTTGAACGGGACCGCCGGCGAGCCGACGAAACCATCTGCGGCGACAAAGGAGGTTGGCTGCACGCCGCCGACCGGCTGACCGGTTCCGAAATTTGAAAAGGCCTGCGCCGCCATGGCTTATTTGCCCTTCTTGAGGGGTTGTTCCATCTCACCCATCTTTTCGCCCCGCCCCATCTTTTCACCCCGTGTGGTGAGGCCCGGAACATGGGAAAGCCCGGTGGTGGTCCCGTGCAGATAGGCGTGGCTGATGCGCTCGGTGGGCGCGGCCTCATAGCCCTCCGCCAGGGCCTTGTGCTGCGTGATGGCCTTCAGGGAGCCGGGTTTGGGGGCCTTGGCGTTGAAACGGGTGTAGGTGTCGCTCACGGCTCGCCCCTTCACTTGTTGTGATAGTGGTGGTGCGTTCCACCGTGGACGTGGATGACCTTGTGGCCCTCCTCCTTCTTGCGGCGCATCTCCCGGCCGGCCGCCTTGCCCGCCTTGACATGCTCCTTGTGGGGCTCGGCCTTGGCCGCCTTGGACTCGTGTTCCTTAGCGACCTTCTTGTGCTCCATGGCCTTCTTTTCGCCCTTGGCCTCGTGCTCCTTGGCGACCTTCTTGGTCTCGTGCTTTTTGTGCTCCTCGGACTTGTGGGCTCCGCCGCAATGACTGCACTTCACGCCAGCTTCCTTCTCTCCGCGTTCCGCGTGAGGCTTCGCCAGCTCCCAGCCCTTCTTCGATTCCATCAGAAAACCCCATCGTCGGGCCGGGATCCGGCCGGCCAGCGGGGCCACGATTGGCCGCCGCTCAAAACGCTTACCCGTGGCGCATGTGCTCCAGGGTCTCGGCGAGCCGAGCGCGTTTGCCTTCCTTGCCGCCGGCCTTTGCGGCCTTTGCAAGTTTCTTAGCGGGAATCTTCTCGGCCTCAGGCACGTGAAGCTCGCGATGGAGCGCCCCGGGATGCTTGATAGCACCCCTGATCCAATGCTCTTTTTTCCCGTAAGACTCTGTTCCCATGGACGCTCCGGTCATCAGACGTCAGAGCCCATCGGGCGCAGCGCAGCCAAGCTAAACGAGACCGGTCAGGCGCGCAAGATAAAGCGTCGCACGCAGAGGATGATCACCGCCAGGAGCGCCCCCGAGGCCGCACCCGAAAGGCCGCAACAGGCCATGAGCACCCATCCCGGATAGGGCGCGACATCCTCCTCCGGTTCGTCCTCGGAAGGCCCATGGGTCCGGCCCGCGGCCTCCATCGGCCATTACCGATAGGTGATGGTGAGATCGGTTGCGGCGGAGGTGACGATGGTCAGGCCGGTCGTGAACGCAAGATCGTACGGAATGCTGTAAGGCATATCCGAGCTTACCGTCGCCGGAAGAGTGACCGTCCCGATCTTGGTTCCGGAGGCCGTCAGGCTGTCATAGAGGGTTATGGTCGCGCTGGCGACGAGGGTGTTTATCGAGACGGCGTAGAGAAAACCGGCTCCGGACTTGACGAGCGTCGTCGTGGCCGCGGTGATGTTGAGATAATTGCCGCCGTCGAACACCAGAAGTGGGTTTCCCCCGACCCCGACCGCGGCGCCCGTGTTGTCGAACAATGTGACGATATCGACCTCGGCGGTGAGATTTCCCGCCGTGGCGTCGCGTTTGGGCGTGGCCATGGCCGTCGCCGCCGTAAGCATGACCGCCTTGTAAGCGCGGCTGAGAGACTGAAGGACAGGCAAAGCCATTGAGATTCCCCCTTAGCGCCAGAGACGACCCGTGCCGCGTTTCCCCCATGGCCTGATATAGACCGAGGCGGGCCGATCGAAGTTGAGAAGGTCTTCCATGAAGGCCGCCGCGTGCTTGACGATCCGGTCCGCTGTCGCTGGATCCGCCGCGGCGACGCCTCCGTCATCCATCAGCCGATCAGCTAAGCTATACATGAGCCCCTCGTCCCATTCGATGGGAAAATCGATCGTGTCGGTGGTGAGGGCCACGTCATTGATGGTGCGTCCGACGCTCATGTTCAGGGTCCCGCCGAAGGTCGGAAGCGGCCAGAGATAGAAGTTGGAGGCGGTGTTCTGCTTGTCGAAGCAGATGACTGAGGGCCCGCTGTTCGATGAGGCCTGCTTATTCGGCAGGGTCATATAATCGAGATAGCTGTAAATCGCCAAGGGCCGCTCGTAGAAGTTGGGGGCGGGCGAAACCAGCCAGCGCGCGTCCTCCAGCCCCATGACGAGGCCGAAGGATGAGGGCGGGTTGACCGGCCCCCCGGAGCCGTAGGCCGAAGGGATGCCCTGCAGCGCGCTCACGGTGATGCTGAGCTGCGTCTGGCGCCCGAGGTTGATCCCCTTGGCCTGGAGGCCCTTCAGCATGATGTTCAGGGCGATGAAGCCCTGCGCCATCTGGTCGGCCGTGGGGGCCTGGCCCTGAGCCATCGAAGAGAGCTGGCCGAGGATCCGATAGGCCCTCGTGATCATCTGGCCTGCGGTGAGGGAATAGGTGTTGGTCGTCATGAGCCCGTCCCCGTCACGCCGACCCTGTTGGCGACGGAGACATAGGAGCCTCCCGTCACGGCCGAATCCACGTAATTGACCAGCACCTCGAGCACGGCCTGGCAGACCTTGACGACCGTAGGCGTCGAAACCATGACCTCGAGCACCGACTGCGTGGTCTCCACAACGCCCACGCTTGAGAGCGGGACCTCGGCCACGACCTGGGTCACGAGGGCGTTTCCCGTGCCCCCCGCCATGGCCTCGAGGACCGTCTGGGTGGTTTTGACCGTCATGGCCTTAGGAGATCAGCTCCTGCCCGATCTGGCAGGCGTTGACGCCCGTATAGGTCCACGCTGCGGAGGTGTTCGGATCCACCGTGTAGATATCGCAGTCGTAGAGAAACGTTCCCGGAACCGCATAGGTGGCCCCCAGCGTGGTCGTGGAGCCGGATTTGATCTGCGATTTCAGAGTGTGCGAGCCCGCATCCGACTTGGCGCATGAGATGCGCGTCTGCACCGCGTCGATGGTGGTCGGGGTTCCGGCAAGGGGGCCGATCTGATAGAGGTCCGAAGCGCTGGCCGCCACGGTGGAGACGTAAGTCGCCCCGTTGTTGTTCAGCGTAGCGTTGACATTGGCATAATTGGCGCCCGAAAGCGGCGTCCAGGCCGAAGAGGCGCCAGCGGCGTCCGGGTAGAGCGTCTCGACCCGCCGCTCTCCGACGCGGGTCGAGGTCGAGGTCACATAGAGGTCGTCATAGGCGCCGAGCCCCGTCGAGACATTGATCGACGCCTGGGGCCCGAGAACCAGCGTGTCGATGGCGAGGGATCCGGTGTTGCCGGAATACGAGATCACCTGCACCCCGTCGAGATAGAGCGTCATGCTCCCCGTGGATGCGTTCACCGAGATCTGCGTATCGAGATAGTGCCAGGAGCCGGTGGAGATGGCCCCCGTCGCCGTGGCCAGAACGGTGGAGGTCGAGCCCCGGAAAAGGAAAAGCTGCTGGGACGTATTGATGCCGATCCCGACGACCTCGGTTCCGCTCGGGCCCAAATTGTAGAAGCCCAATACCTGCATCAGAGACGTCGAGGCCAAAAGCTTGAACGCGACGCCGAGGCAAAGGGTCAGGGAGCCCGAGCCCTGCGCCGTCAAGGCGTAAGCGATGCCGGGGGCTTCGGTGGGAGAGCCCACGAACTCCACGGCCTGCCCCGAAAACCGTCCCGTGGTCATGACCATGTTGGCGTACGGATAGGTGGAATTCGTGGCCGTCCACCGGCTTTGCAGGCCTGCGGAGGTCACGGCAACATCCGGGTAGACGTCGAAGCCCTCGATGAGGAGAATGCTCATGACCAATATCTCATGGAATGGTCCCCGCGAGGGTCAGGACGAGGTCGGCCGCCGCATAGAGGTTGCCGCCGCTCGAGATCTCCAGGAGGTCCCCTGCGGCGATGCCTGTGACGCCCGCGCCCGCGAAGACCCCGGAATTGGCGTTGGCCTGCCAGGTGATGGTTCCGATCTGCGTCCCGGCGTGCGAAACGGTCAACTGGACCTGGTTCGTGGGCGCCGTGACGAACCAGGCCTTCGAGAGGGTGAACCCCGAGGGGATCGAGAACTCCCGGACGGCGATGAAGCTCAGAAATACGGAGGAGGCCGGCGGGGTCGCCAGATAGTTCATGGCGACGTCGTAGGTCTCGCCCCCCACAAGGAGGCTCGCCGGGATGTTGATCGTCCCGACGCCCGCCCGATAGGCCAGGATCAGGTCGGTCGAGAGGACTGAGGTGACGGAGGGGTATGCGGACTGGATGGGCACGTCATGTGGCCTGAATATTCGGCGGCGTCCCCGGGCTCTCGGGCGCGGGCACAGGCCCCGAGATGAGCGTGATCGCGTCCTGGTTGACGATCACGCTCGGAACGGGCGTCGGAATGACGTCCTGAGGCGAGAGCGCGCCCCCCGGAACCGTCTGGCCCGAGGGATAGAGGGGAACCTGGCCCGTCGTCGGATCGAGCCCCCCCATGGTCGCCATGAGATAGCTGTCGTCCTGCAGCCGGTCCGGACCGTCCTGGGGCGGGCGGGCGTCATAAAAGGGGATGCCCTCCGGATAGACGTTCGGGGGCGACATCTGGGGCGGCCGCGGGTCGAGGCATGGCGGGCAGACGCGCAGGCCCGTCCATTCGGCCTGCATCCTCGACCTCCGCCACGTCTGCGAACACCGATCGCACGTGAAATAGGCGTTGCCGCCCCGATACCCGTCGATCCCGGGGAAGGCGCGGGCTCTCATGGATGCGTCTAGAAGCCCGGCGTTCCGAAGAGGCTGCGCCAGTCGGCGACGCTGGCGACAAAACGGGCCGTGGTCTTGGCCTTGGCGTTCTCGGTGTCGAAGTCCGAATCCCGCTCGAGCTGCGGATCACGCTTCCAGATCGAGACCAGCCCCTTGCCCTTGGGAACCTTCGTCTTCATGAACCAGGCCTGCGTGGTCTCGACCCCGAAGTAGGGGTTGACGATCGCGCCCTTGGGAATGATCCCCATGTTTTTCACGGCGTTGATGTCGTTATTCGCCGTGTTGGAGCGGAGCTGAGAGCCGAGGACCCGCTCCGCGTTGAACATGTCGGCGGCCGAAAGGATCAGCTGCTCCGGTACGAGGTTGATCTGCATCCCCCTAGAGTTCTGCGTGAGGTAGACGCGCTTGATCATGTCCTCGAGGCTTGCCTCGGAAAAGTCGGCGTTGACCGTGGGAAGATTGGACTGCGGGCCGGATTTGGTCGGGTGGGCGCTCGACAGAAGCGGCTGGCCGTCGCCGTAGAGGGTTGAGGCGAAGGCGTTGATGAAGACGTTGGCATGCACCGTCTCGATGCTGACCCGCATGGAGAAGGCCAGGCTCTCCGCCCGGGGTGCCGAGACCTCCACATAGAGATTGTCTTCCTGCTCCTCCCGCGTGACCTGATAGCCGA